TTGCAAAACCAAATGTCGCCCGGTCAACATTGCCTATAACACTTGTTCCCACATTAGCACCTTGACCACCAGCCCACTTCATCATTCTTTCGAAAATGTCTTCTTTTGTTTGAAAGCTACCGCCAACAGCACTTTGCAATTCCGCAATCCCTTGCAAAAATGGCATATTAGTTGCGTATTCTGCTGCTGCTAATGTGTATGCTTTTCCCATCATATACAGCATATTCGGGTCGTCTTCATATCGAGCGTACTCTGCCATATCTGCGCCCATAGCTAACAAGGCAGACATAGGGTCTAAACGACTAAATGTTGTGAATTTGTAGGTTCCGTCTTCTTGTTTTAAACCAATGGAGTAGGGTGGCACTTTAGCTGCGCCCATAATATTTATTTGAGTACCGAAATCACTTGGCCCTGAACCAACAACAATCAAATCATCGCCGTATTCTCCACTAGCAATACCGTACATTGTAAGTGCTACCGCATTACCAACAGCTAATTTTGCCAAAGCGTCATCTAATTCTTGCCCGCTTATTGGTGTATTCCCGCCCGGCATCATCTGAGTACCCGGTAAGTTCGTTTGTTTTATAGCTCTGTAAATAGGTGACCAATTTAAAGTACGGTCAAACCCTTCTTTAACTACATTAGTCGGTGTATTTACAAACGGCACGACTACTTTCATTATTGGAAAGTGGTTCAAAGAATTAGCCATTTGACCAAAAAAACCTTCAGGCGCACCTTGGAAAGTCATCTTTCTAGCTTCTGTAGTCATCATCTCTCTAATAGCTTGCGGAGTGTTTGTCATAACATCTACATACTTTTGCTCGGCTAACTGTTTAGCTTCCTGTCTACCAATATTATTTTTACGAGCCGTAGTATAAGCTATCTGTGATGCTCTGTGTGCTTCTCTGTACAACACACGACGCATCGTAATCACTTTGAAATACTCATCCTCTGTTGCTAAAAAACGTCCGGGTAACCTTGTGGATATACCAAACAAATCTATAGCTGCTTTAAAAAAATCTCCTTGAGCCATTGAAGACATAACATCTGTAACGCTATCTGTACTTCCAACAGCCCTACGGTTTTTTAAGTCTATCTTGGAAATAAGGTCACCACCTTCGCCCGTAACAAAAGTTTTAGCCATAAGTAATAAAGCGTCTTTTTGAGCCATCATTAGGCCATGAGCTTCAGCAGCCGCTTCACCCATATACCTCTGGTCACCTACTTCCCCACGCAAGCCGCCTAAAGTTCTAACGTTGCCTATCATTCCAGCAACACCTCTTTCTGCTAAAGAAAGAACCTGAAACGAAGCGTTACCCGCAATATTTATCATATGGGTAGTAGGAGAACTTAGCATCGCATTGATGTAATTTTCCATTGCAAAATCCCAAGTCTTAGAGGCAAAGCCTTTTTCAGCATACTTGGCTCTAGCAACCGGATTAGTTAACTGTAAAAACGCTTCTAAGTGGTAATCAACCATACCCTCATCAGCTTCTTGAACCCATTGGTCTACGCTTTCTGCAAAGTTAAGAATGTTAAAGTCTTGCAGTTTGCTAATATTACGAACAACCGCCATACTTCTTGCTGACTCAGAAACGTTTGCTGACACTTGGGCGGCAAGGTTTGACTGTATTGCAGCCATAATTTTTAACTTTTTAAAACTAGCTAATCTAGCTTCAGGGTCAGAATTATTTTTAGCTTGCTTTGCGCCAAACTGTAATTCTTTACCAAGCTGAATAAGGGCAACAATACCAGACAAAGTATCGTCAGCATTAAATACTTCACCCCTTTTTCTTTGTAAAAACTGATAGGTTATTTTTTCAAACCCAGTATTGTTAATCATTTGTTCCATGCTTTTTTTGTCACGTTTCAAATGATTAAAAAGTTCCTTATTGTTTTCTTTAATATTTGTTAAAACGGTTTCTAAATTAAAATCACTAAAATCTGACTCAAATATTTGACCGATACGACCAAGGTCTAAACCACCTTCAAAGCCACCACTTTTAAGCTGTGCATTTAAAGCCTCAACGTCAGAGTCATCCATACCCTTAACGATAAGGCTTCCACTTGGTCCCGGCGTTATATCATCTTCAGGTATAAGGTTATCGTAAGTGCGAGAAGAAGCATCATCTATTTGCTTTGTAAAAAACGCTTTTAAACCTTGTGCTAGACCACTTGCCATTAGTTTGCTTCCTGTTTACTTAAAGATGACAGTTTGTTACGAATTATTTCAAGCGCACCACCATTTTCTTTAACCGTTTTAAAACCTTCAGCTATTAATGGATAAGCGTCAAATGGCAATGCTAGGCCAGCACCCTCTATTGATTGTTTCATTCTAGCTATCAATCGCTCTTCAGCAGATGCTTCGTCATCAACTTTGCTATCTAGGAAATCAAGAACCGCACCCTCTAATCCAAACTCTTTGAGAAGCGTAGAAAGATTACCTTCTTCTGGGTCAAACAATGCGTCAGCAAAACCACCACGCAACATTGTGTTAGCAAACCCAACACCACGGATAGGAGCAACAGCCATACCAGCACCAAACTGCACTAAGCTTCTAGACAAAGCCTCAACCGGGCTATCTCCTTGAGGAACCTTAAAACCAAGCTCTTGAAGCCCAGCATCTAATAATTCTTTCATATTAACTTCGCCTTCAGGTGGTTGATAACCCTCAGGTCTTCTTTTAAAATTTAAGGTAGGTTTTATGTTTGTATTTAAAAAATTAACTATGTCATCAGCTAAATCAACAACACCCAACGCCGTATCTTGTACGCCCCCGGCAACCGCACGACCAGCAGCTTTAGCTGTATCAACAACATCTGCACCAGTAAAACCAAACAAGTCCTCACCAGTTTGTTCAGGCGCAGTCATACCGCCCATCATATAATTAAATGTATTTTCTGGCTCTATAACAACGCCATCATCTCCAAATCGTATGTCGTAAGTAACGTTGTTACGAATTGAATGAGATTGTCTTCTGACTTCAAGTAAATCCATCATTTAATAACCTTTAATAAAGCGTCACGCTGAAGTTTAAGACTTTGAAGCGTACTAGCTTTACTTCGACCACCTCTCATTTGAGGGGGCATAAAGTTAGTGCCTTCGTTTTGAACACCTTGAATAAGTCTGTTTATTTCATTTAATGCTTTGCTATATGCACCTTCCTCAATAGAAAAACCGCCTAAATTATTTAGTGATTCAATTATGGTGTTAGCCCCTTTTATGTCTACCTTTTTAAAAGCTTCTTCAAACTTACCACCAAACATTTCTACTAGCTGGTCAGCCACAGCAAAGGCATCAATATCCTCTCCCGCTCTTTTGGCTTTAAATACTTCAGACGAAAGTTTTCCTGTCAGTTGACGATACAACAAAACTTTTTCAAAATTTGGGTCATTTTCTGTCAAAAGTTCATAATTTTCTGGCAGTTGAAATAAGCCAAGCATATACTTTCTAGCTTCCGTTGTTTCTTCATCTTGGTACTTAGCCGCCAAATCATTAAACGTTTTTCTGTCTTTAAGACTTAAGTCATTAATAACACTTCCAACATCTTCAAACGTTAAGTTAAATCCTCTGTTATTTAGAAACGTTATTGCGTCTGGTTCGCTTACACTGCGAATGTTTCCAGCCCTTAATTTTTTTTCTCTAAGTTCTTGAGCTTTGACAGGATTTGTAACATTTAATTGGTCTAAAAACCTATCTGCTTTTGCAACATCTCCATCTGCTATAGCTTGATTTATCAGCCCTATATAGGAATCTTCGTTTTCTACAGTTGTTGCGTTGGCATTGGTTTCTTCTTGCTCTTGATAATTAAGGTCATCTGTCCGGGCATCTCGCAAAGTTTTTGCTATATCATTTAAACTAAGGTTTGCATCTCGTAATATATTAACTTGAGCGGTAACTGACGGGTCTAAATTTTTTAGGTTACCTTCAGCAATTCTATTAATAATATCTCTTGGGTTTTTACTTGTAAGAACTATATCAGATAATACTGTTTTACTTGACGATTGTACTAAAGCATCAAATTTATCACTGTAGGTTTTTATAGCTGATGCTGTAAAATTTCTATTTTCCATTTCTTTTAAATCATTAGCTTTTAAAGCCGCTATAATTTGTGGCGTAATAGGTGTTCTTTCATCACCCTCACCTGTTTCAATTCCAAGTTTAAACAAATCATCAAACGAACTAAACTGTAACAGCTTACTACTAAGCCAATTAGACTTACTGCCATCTTGTTGTTTTCTTATATATGAACTGTGGTAACTAGCGTATTTTGCATTAGCTGTAAGAGCTAACTTCGCTTTTAAACTTCTAGCCATTGAGGGAACAGTCTCATCAAAGGTAGACGAGTAACCTTGAATAATTGCATCTAGCTTATCTTGTAAGCCAGCCGGGTTAGCCTCTCTTGTTTCAAAGTCCAATATAGCGGAGTTTATTTCTTTTCGAGCCGCAAGCTCTAATTCAGAAGACACAACCGTTGCCGCCGCTTGTCGTGCTGCTCGACCAAATAGACTATTATTATTACCGGGCAGTTTTAATTCTTCGCCTGTTTCTCTTGCCGCTTTAATTTGTTTTAGGGTAGGGGCATTAGCCGCTCCGTAATCTTCACCCTCTATCTTTGCTACTATACGATTTTGCTCTGCAAAGAAGTTGGTCATACGGTCTAGCGAACGTTGTAACGTAGCTTGACCTCGCTCTATAGCTTGAGCCTCAAGAGCTTGAGCTTCAGGTATACGCAGTGCTACCCGGCGACCTTGATATAATACACTTTCAACCATTAAATATTAATCGCTTTAGGTGGCATAAAACTTGTGCCAGACGTTGCCATAACATCCGCACCTTGCGTAGCTACATTTGCTATCGCTCCGATAGTGCCATAACGTACAGCCGCCTTACCCGCTAACCGAGCTTGCTGAGCGTTTGACTCGCCACGCAATATTGCCATTTCTGAGTTTAAGTTAAGCTTGCGAATGTCCATACCCGCAACTTTCATAGAATTTAAATTAATCAAGTCTTTAGTTTCCATCGCACCGTAGGGGTCTAGACCGCCAGCAGCCGCATTTGCCACGGAGCTACTCATTGCCCTTAGAAGTTCCCTCATGCGCTCATTACCTTCTACCTTATAATTTACCGCATCAGTACGAGCTTGGATGACCTCGTTTCTGGCTTTCATTTCGTATTGAACTTGCTGTGCTTGGGCTTGTCTAATTTGGGTCAACCCACTTAGTGCCGCACCCGCTATCTGTAAAAATGCTGCGCTCATGCTCCGCTACTCACTTTATAATCTAAACTTAAAACTGTCATAAATAATGGCTTGTCTTGGCTAATAGTTACCTGACCCGCCAACGAAAATCCCGGCAAACCCTCTACCGTCTTCACACCCGTAAAAGATGTTACACCCCCAGCACCCGATAGTATTTCTTGCGTAGGTACTTCTTTACCGTCAACCGTAAGGTTTTGAGTTAAAAACATAATTGGCGACGCTTCCAAGATACGTCGCTTTGTTGACTGCATAGAACCCGTGGGCAAACGTAACTCAACAGGTTGGGTTGTAACCTCAACACTAAAATCTAGACCGACCTCAACATAAGAAGACGCTGTATCGTTCAGCGTTACGTTACCAGAACTTACGACTCTATCAGTATCAACAATATCATCCCTGACTATCTTTACTGTTTTGCCTTCTAAGTGTGACAAGCTTCCAGCAGTAGTTGCTCCCGGCAACGCTTGGTCTGGGCTGACCGACCCGGAAAAATATTGTAGTGCGCTATCTGTTGTGCGGTCATCGTCAAAGACTTCAAGATAGTATTTTGTAGAACTGCTAATAGTTCGCTTGACCACTGTGTAAATGGTATCAAGGTCCACACCAATGTCTACAAAATCACCGTCCGTAGTCCATACAGCCGGGGCAACAATCTGTTGAGGTCTGTTTAGCATATAAGCCGCTATAGTGCCTGTCAGCCCCACAGAGGACGCTCTGTAGCCCGTTGGGTCTGTTCCGTTAACAATCATCAACAAGTCACCCTCAGTCGTATCTGTGGCGTTTCTAAGAGCCATGCGTTGAGGGTCTAGTAAAAGGTGAGAGTTTAGCAACGACACATTGTTAGCCACATAGCTTAACTCAACATCGCTAAATAGCATTTCTCGTAGTGCTTTACCTTGACGCTGAATAAACAACGTACCACCTTCAGCCGCTTGTGGTCTAATACCAAACTTAGAGCCACGACGAGTTGCCGACTTCACAGTAATGTTTGCCGGGGTGATTGGACTTAAATCAGCTTGCGGAATAAAAAACTCTGCGCCTGAAGTAAATATTTGTAAGTCACGACCAGAACGTAGCGCAGTGATAGCGTTCACACTGTCTGTTGAAAGCGTAACTTTTATTGCATCATCGTCTAAACCTTCGTCTGCTTTAAAGTTAAAAAAGTCTCCAACTTTAGACCCGAAAAGCGTTGAGGGTTCAGAATGAGAGCCACCAAAATACAAACGCCCCTCATGGAATGTACACGTTCTAGGCCATCCCCTAGTGTTACTCCAAGAGTCTTCATAACCGCTTTCAAGTTCGTAATCACCGTTAGCAATAGCATCTGTATTGTGAAAAGGTATTTCCACTACCGCTTCTACACTTGTAGTGCTTAGAAACTTTGTAACTCTCGCACGACCAAAACCATTCGTAACATTGTAAAACTGGTTTACCTTATCGCTTGCAAAAATGGCAGAGGACGCCGTTAACTTAATTGCACCTGTTACAGCCGACGCTGTGAGTGTTCCAGCCGGGTTGCTTGTCGTTAGTGTAAATCCTGTTTTGGGTACGGTCAAAGAAAGCGTTGAAGCTGTCCAAGTTGTATTGTTGGCTCCTCTCAAAATCCTCATAGGAGCAAAGTTTTCATTGACGAGAATAAGAGTGTCAGCACTTTGCGTAAAATATATTTTATCCATATCTATGGCAGAAGTGTTATATAACGTACCAACGTTAAAATCTAAATAGCTATTACCTGACCCGTTTATGTTTGTAAGCAGAACTTGATTAGCAAAAAACCTAAATCTCAGAGTTGTGTTTGCAAATCTTGTAGCAACAATCATAAAGTTCTGCGTCGTGCTGAACTCAAAAGGAATGAGTAGAACGCCATTAGCTGCATTGTCTGACGTTATATCTAAAAGAAAACGTAAGCCCGGACGCCGACTAAAACCACCTTGCGGCTCAAACAAAACGTTATCAGCGATAGCTACAGAATTGTAATACTGTTGTAAATCAGTGCGACCCCGGAGTAGGGGGTCCATTTCACCACCCGTAAAACTAGCCTGATATGTTTGGAACTTGCTCATCGAACATCCGACAGCATATATTCACTAATAACTCCCGGCGTTTGACCCGCACTATCAATACTTACAGCCTGTCTAAAGTAACCACCTCGCATACCTTCACCGGGGTTACCCAACGCTATGTTGCGCCATACCTCAACTTTACCTGTCTGGTCTGTAATCGTTTCCGCTAAATGCCAAGCAAGTTGATAAGCTAAGAGCGTAACAAAGTAAGTCGGCAAAGCTCCTTCGTTTACATCTTTTTGGTAGTCTATTGTTATTGTTTCTTCATCAGAAAACAAAACTGTGCCACCGACGGATGACTGACCTATCTCCCAGTTTTTAACAAGTGGAGACCCGGCTGTTGTACTCGCTCTTACGGCTCGTGGAACACCACTAAGCATATCGTTAGGTAA